CGTGGACTCGGGCGGGGTGGCGGGTGCGGTGGTCACGGGGTTCTCCTGGGGCATGGGTGCGATGGGCGGCGCAGGCGGCGCCGGCGCGGGATCCGGCGAAGCCGGCGTCGTCTCGGTCATGGTGGGTTCCTCGGTCAGGGCGGGTTCGATGGCGGTGGCGGGGGTGCCCTGGTCCCCCTCGCCACGGATCACGGCCAGGCCGTCGACGGGGACGGGCACGATCGAGATCTCGTAGGGCTCCCAATCCACGGCGCGATGGATGGTCTGGCCGGTGGCGGCGTCGGGCCGTGGGTCGTAGCGATGGACCCGGTAGCCGACACTGACGCTTTGCAGCGTGCCGTCGGCCACGCGTTGCCAGACCGGCTCCACGTCGTCCGCGCCGCTGAATTGGAGGGTGGCGTAGCCGCGACCTGCCTCAAGGCGGGCGGCAGTGACGCGGCCCAGCACGTCGCGCGTCCCGGCACGGCGGTGGGTGTCCAGCACGGGTGCCCGGCCCGAGCGCAGCGCATCCATGCGCACCGCCTCTGGGCGCATGTCGAGCTCCTCGATGATGGGACCAAGCGGCGGCACGAAGTTGCGGGCCCGGGCGCCGGTGGACCAGACCACCTCGACGGTGCGCGCGGCGCGATTAACCGTGACGGGCGCGGCCAGCGCGCGGCAGGCGGTGATCGACTGCCCAGCGGGGGGAAGTCGATCGGGCGCAGCGTCTCCGTCCGGCGCAGGGGTGCCCCCGCCCGGTTCGATCGGTTCGGTCATGTTCGAAAATCCTGGGCTTAGGGCGCCGTGAAGCCCTGGAGGTTGGCGATCACCACCGCCCCCGCGGTCACCGCCTGGATGTTCAGCGCGGCATTGGCGGTGGTGCGCAGCGGGGTCGGGAAGTCGATGTTGGTGGGGCCGAAGTTCGCCGGCAGCAGCGCGCGCCAGATCGGCGTGGTGCCATCGCGGATCTGGAACTCGGTAGCCGTGGCGCTGGCGTTCTGGACCTGCATCCCCGTCACGTAGCGGCGGATGCCGGCACCGGCCGCGGCCTGGACCACCGTGTCGCTGCCGGTGGCAATGCCGGCCAGGGGACCGGCATAGGTCCAATCGGCCTCAGGGATGGCGTAGGGCTTGGTGACCAGCGCGCCGATCAGCGTGGCCAGCAGGTCGACGCCGCGCGCCGTGGTGACGGCGACCGGGTTTGCCGAATAGCCCGTCGCCGCCAGCACCGGCACGGCGCCGGCGGTGTTGCGCGCCTGGCCGCCCACCACGCTGAGCGCGGGGGCCGCGGCGCTCAGCACGTTGACCCCGATGCCCTGGCCGGCGACGGCATTGGCGCGGCCTGCGGTGATGGCGGTGGTGAGCTCGGCGTAATCGGAGATCGAGACGAATTGCAGCCGCAGATCGGTGCTGCTGGCCGGCGCCAGGTTCCGGCTGATCGTCGCCCAGCCGGTGTTCACATAGGCGCCGGTGAAGCTGGACCCGACCAGGTCAAAATTGTTCGCGTCGATGACCGTGATGGCGAAGGTGCCATTCGCGCCCGGCACGCCGGCGACATTGGCGACGGTGACGGAATCGGCGCTGACATAGCCATGCGCGGCGCGGGTGATGCGCACGAGGCCGCCGCCATTGTTGGCCACCGCCGAGATGCCGTGGAACACCTGCCGGTTCCGCACCCGCACCCGAAAGCGGTAGAGCGCGGCGGGGTCGGGCAGCTGCTGCTGGCGCGCGTAGGAATTGGCGCGCAGCCCGGTGCCGTCCAGCGCGCGGCCATGGAAGTAGCATTCGTCGCTGTTCGGCTCGAGTTCCAGCACCGACCAGCCGGCCGGGGCCGTGGTGGGGATGGTGACGCCCGAGGCGGTGCCGAGCCGCGGGGCGCCGTCGCTGCCGACCTCGTAGTTGGCGAGCGTCGCGCTGATGCCATCCAGGCGCCAGGCGACGATGTTGCGCTCGTCGGGCTGGCTGGTCTCGGGGTTGACGCTGACCAGTTCCAGCCAGGCAGTCTGGCCGGCGATGCGCTGGCTGAGGTTGAGCGCCACCATCGCCCGCAGCGGGAGCATGAAGCTCTGGCGGCTCAGCAGGACCAGCTCGTCATCCAGCGTGGTGCCGGTGGAGATCTGCGCGCTGCCATTGGCGATGGTGAGTGTCATGCCGGCGCCGGTGGCGAGCACCTCCCAGCGGGTCGGGTTGATTGCGTCGCCCGCAAAATTGTCGCGGAAGCGCCGGCGCATGCTTTTGACCTTGAGCATGTCGTCGGCCCAGTCATAGCCGCCTGGGATCATGAGGGTGTTCCTGGATTGGGGGCGGCGCCCGCATCGGCCGGCGCATCAGCACGGGGGGATGCGGCGCCGGTGGCCGCGATTTCGATGGCGGCGAGCTGCGCCGCGTCCTGCGCGGCGCCCGACTTCGCGACGCGGCGCGGATCGCTGTCGAGCGAGAGGCCCGCCTCGTCGAGCAGGGCATTGGCCTCGCGGATCATCTCGACCACCTGGCGGAAGTCGTAGCCGAAGGCACCCACGGCCTCGGGCTGCGGCACGAAGCCGGCACGGACCTGCGCGATGAGCGCAGTCGTGTCCTTCAGCGGATCGATCATCTCGTGCGCCGGCGGGACGTGCGACAGGCCCTCCGGCACGTCCGCGCCCCAGAGCCCAAGCAGCGCGCCCTGGGCGTGGAAGCGATCGGCGATGGGCCGCACCAGCATGGGGATCAGCATGCCGTACTGCACCTGCTCGCAGAGGCGGCGGAACTCGATCTTGCCCGCACGGAGCGAGGAATAGTTCGCCTGGCTCAGATCGCCGGCGACCTGGTCGTAAGTCAGGCCGGCACCCACCGCCGACGCCTCCAGCGCGCGGCGCGCGAAGGCCGCGTGCGATCCACCACCGGAGGGATTCACCACCTCCACGGATCCCATGCCGCGGCGATACAGGATCATGCCGGGTTCGAAGCTCTCCACCGTCCGGCCCTGCGCGTCGCGGAGGAGGCCCGAGGCCGGGCCGGTCATGGCGTCATCGCCATCCTCGGAGACAACGGCAGCGAGGCAGGCCTCGATCTTGGCCTTCATCAGCAACGCGGCCTCATAGTCGCCGAGATCTCGGAGCCGCGTCAGCACCGGCGCGAGCCAGGAGACGTCCCGCAGCTGGCCGGGGCGGCGCTTGCGATAGATGTGCAGCACGTCGCGCGCGGGCACGCGTTGGCTGCCCAGCCAGGTGGCACCCCCCGGCAGCACCCAGGAGGCACCGGGATGCACGCGATGGAGCCAATAGCCGACTGGCTCCCCCGCCTCGCCGAGGCCGATGCCCTGCAGGGTGGGGACGCCGTCGATCACGCCCTGCCGTGCCGTGTCGAGGTGGTCGCTCTCCAGCACCTGCAGCCGAAGCCCGATCGGATTGGCCGGCGTGATGTCGGCCGGCAGCAGGCGCACGAAGCATTCGCCGCTCTCCACGACCGCGCGCATGACCAGCGCTTGGAGGCCATAGAGATCGAGGCGTCCTTCGGCGTCGCAGGCGGTGCTGTCGGACCAGCGGCGCCAAGCCTCGGCGTGGGGCTTGTCCGGCCAGCGGGTGGTGATGCCCGCACCCACCGCGTTGCCGGTCCAAAGATCGACGATGCGGGCGGCGTAGGGGTCGTTGCGGACAGCGTCGCGGGCGCGGCGCGCCACGGTGGGGGCCGCGGCACCAACCTCCGCGGTGGCACTGCCGGTCGAGGCCGCCCAGCTCGAGGCGCGGCTGTCCTGGGCGGCGGCATAGCCACGCAGCGCGTGCCAGGCATCACGAAGGCGGCCCATCACTTGCTGCCCTCGCGAGAGAAGCTGGCGAAGGTCACGCTGGGGCGGCGCGCGGCGACGTTCTCAGCGGCGTGCAGGACGGACAGCGCGCGGCCCAGCTCATCGAGCGAGCGGTACTCCACGGTCCTGCCATCGAAGGTCACGCGCGTGGTGCCGCCAGTGAAGGCAGCGGCCAGCACAGCGGCGCGGGTGCCGGCGGGCTGCGCCAGTGCCCAGGCGAGGACGGTCGGGTCCATGATCGTCCTCCTTCAGCGAAGCCAGCCGCTGCGCGGCGCGAGCCAGCCACGCGGGCGCTGGGTGTCGGATGCGGCTA